TGTTAGAACCACCAACAGTTGTTGTGCTGTGATAGACTGTTATAACTCTGCCACTAGCCGGAGCAGTACTAAATGTTAATGTAGTTCCTGAAACTGAGTACGTATTCTGAGCTTGGAATACACCATCAATAAAGACCATGAGATTGTTCTCATCGTCTGGTGCTGTACTTAAAGTAAATGTAGTATCTGAACCATCACCTGTATAGATGTTGGTATCCATGTTTGTACCAGAACCACCACCTGCTATAGCTCCCCATTCAGTTGTATAACCTTCAAACTTCTGAGTTTCTGAGTTATATCTAAAGTAACCTGCTGCAGGGCTTCCCGGTCTTGCTGCTGTATTACCAACAGGTACGTGAATAGCATCTGTGTTAGAACCTAAGTCTAGAGATACATCAGGTGATGTTTGATTTACACCTACTCTATTTGTACTTACGTCTGCAAATAATACACCACTATCTACATTCAAGTCTCCTGAGAATGTAGCAGCATTAAAGGTTGTAGGTACTATGTTGGCTGAACCATCAAAGCTTACTCCACCAATAGTTCTTGCAGTTGTTAATGTAGCTGCAGAGCCTGTTGTATTTTGGTTAAGAGTTCCTACTGTTAAATCTATTGTACCATCAGCATCTTGATAATCAACTGTAATACCTGATTCAGTATTGGAACTAAACATAGCACCGACTGTATCTTGTACAACTTCTGTCAGGTCTATATTAGCTGTTCCATCAAAACTTACACCATGTATAGTTCTAGCAGTTTCTAATGCTGTAGCAGTTGCTGCATTACCTGTAGTATCTGCTGAACCACTAAATGCAAAGTCTAATGTACCATCTGAGTCTTCATAAGTTACTGTAATGTTTGTTTCAGTATTACCAGATACCATAGCTCCTACAGTATCTTGTATGACTTCTGATAAGTCTATATTAGCTGTACCATCAAATGATACACCATGAATTGTTCTTGCTGTTTCTAAAGCTGTTGCTGTAGCTGCGTTACCTGTTGTATCTTGGTTAAGTGTACCAATTACAAAGTCTAGTGTGTTGTCTGAATCGTCATAAGTAACTGCTATGTTAGTCTCTGTATTAGAGGTAACCATAGCTCCAACAGTATCACTAATTGTTTCTGCTAGTGTAATACCACCTATAGTAATTGCATCAGCTTCTAATGTACCATCTATGTCTGCATCACCACTAATATCTAATGTGGCTGCATCTAACTCACCACTAATGGTTATATTTCTACCACCAGTAATATCTTTGTTTGAATCTGTAATTATAGCTTTACTTGCTATAACTGTTCCATTTGTAATTCCGTCTATAAGATTAATGTCTGTAGCACTTGCTGTAACACCATCTAGTATGTTTAGTTCAGCAACTGTTGAAGTAATACCATCAAGAACATTTATCTCTGCTGCTGTAGCTGTAACTCCATCAAGGATATTAAGTTCTGATGCTGTACTTGTAACACCATCTAATATGTTTAGTTCTGCAGCAGTTGACGTAACTCCGTCAAGTATGTTTAGTTCTGCTGCTGTCGATGTAACTGCTGTACCATTAATAGATAGTGCATCTGTTTCAAGTGTACCATCAACATCTACATCACCACTTACATCTAAAGAACCTGCATCAAGTTCTCCAGTTAGTGTAATGTTTCTAGCCCCTGTGAAGTCTTTGTTGCTATCTACTACAATAGCTTTAGAAGCTGCTACAGTTCCTGCTGTAACTCCATCAATTGTTTCTAGTTCTGCTTCACTTATATCTGCTGAACCTATAACAAAACTTGTACCTGTAATAGTTGTACCAGTTATAGCTGCTGCACTTGAACCACCAATAATAGCACCATCAATTGTACCACCATTAATGTCTGCTGTATCAGCTACAAGACTATCTATGTTAGCTGTACCATCTATGTAAAGGTCTTGCCATTCTTTTGTAGAACTACCTAAATCATAAGTGCCATCTGTGTTTGGTATAATGTCTGAATCAATCTCTGCAGCTAAGTTAATGCTGTCAGTGTCTGCATCACCAAATGTAAGGTTACCGGAGATAGTAGCGTTACCTGTAACTGTAAGATTACCACCAACACTTACGTTACCTGTTGTGGTAACTGTATCTGTATAGGTATCTTTGAATCTTAAACTTGTTGTACCTAAGTCAACATCACTGTCTGTAACAGGTACAATAGCACCATCGGCTATGTATAGCTGTTGTACAGGTGATGAAGATACTTCTACATAAAACTCAATGTAGTTATTTGTTGTATCAATTAAAACCTTATTGTTCGGAGAAGTTTCTCCTGCATCTCCAATCAACCCTATAACAGGTCCTTCGGCTGTTGTGCCATCGTGTTTGTGCCCTGTAGAGTTGTGAAAAGCGTTTACAAGTTGGTTAAATTCGTTATTAAATAAAGCAGCAGTGATTGTATCACCGTCTGCAAACGAACTTTGTCTAGTGTAACTTGCCATTATTTATTCTCCGTATGTTTTGTTTTTAGGAATTATCTGTGATATAAGTTTTTCCTGTAGTAACTGCTGTTGTATAGCTAGACTTATCTGATGAGTCACCTGCTACATCTGGTTCTGTGTAAGCTAAGATAAGTTCAATGTGGTCAACGTTACGTTGTACGGTTTCATTTATCTCTGCTTGAGTCCATGTAGAAGCTACTACATTTCCTTCTATGTCATTAGATGCTCCTGCGTATATTGAATTAGCACCTTTAGTGTTAATGTCATTAATAAGCGTTACGCTATCGGTTGCTGCTGTTAATACTTCTGTTACTGTTGTCATTTTATTCTCCTAGTTGTGATTTAAGTGTTTCAACTTCTGCTGAAAGTTCTTGTATAGCTTTTACTAGCATTGGTACTAATTCAGCAGGAGCTAATTCTTGTGTTCCATCATCATCTACTCTATGTAAATTTTGACCATCTGCAAGGCTGTGAGAATCTATAACAGCTTTTACTTCTTGTGCTACAAATCCATAATTTGTTGTACCAAATCCTCTACATGGGTCAGTAGAACCTTCTTTATAGTAAGACATATTATTAGGAACATCTTTTTCAGCTTTCCATGTATAGGTAACTGGTCTTAAATCATTTATAAAGTTTAAGCCTATAGTAGAGTTTGTTATATTTTCTTTAAGTCTTTCGTCTGAACTTGCCGACCAAGAAGTAGCAGAACCATTAATACTGTATGTTCCTGCATTACCACCTGAACCAACTTTAAAAGTATTATTACCCCCACCTGTAATGTTTCTACCTAAAACTATCTGATTGGTTGCATCTCCACCAGAAACTCCAGCGTAAGCACCTATAACAGTATTATATGAACCTGTAGTAACATATCTACAATTAAATCCTATTTGAACATTTTCTGAGCCTGTGGTTATATTTTTACCTGCATCTGTTCCTACAGCAGTATTACCTGCACCAGAAGTATTTGCTGCCAAACAATCTGCTCCAACACCTGTATTATTATTTCCAGTAGAGCTAACCAATACACCATGACCAATAGCTGTATTTGATGAAACATTACCATTTCCTAAAGCGTTATAACCCATGACTGTATTATTTGAGCCAGTGGTTAATGAGTAAGCTGCTTGATAACCTAAAATACTATTACCAGTACCAGTAGTGTTTTGAAATAAAGCATAAGAACCAATTGCTGTGTTGCCACTTGCTGTGGTGTTTGATTCTAGTGCTTGAAATCCTACTGCAGTATTAAAAGAACCTGTTGTATTGTTTTCTAGTGCATATCTTCCAAGTCCTGTATTTTGTGCACCTGTGATATTTGTTGTTAAAGCAGCAGCTCCGACTGCTACATTATCTGATGCTGTGGTGTTTGCCCCCAAAGCTGCTGTTCCAATCCCTACATTATAATTTCCTGTGGTGTTATCATCTACAGCATTTGTACCAATTCCAATATTATGACTTCCTGTTGTTAAACTTTGACCTGCTGCAAAACCAACCATTACATTTTCATCACCTTCTGTTAAAGCATTAAAAACACCAACACCTAAACCTGTGTTGTAGTTAGCAGCATTAATCGTGCCTGTGTCTGTATCTCCAATCATTATGGAGGATGTACCAAATGTTTTACTTGCTATACCATTAACTGTAGTAGCTGAAAGAGTGGTAAAAGTACCTGCTGCTGGAGTAGTGCCACCAATGACAGAGCTGTCTATGACTGCTCCGTCTAAGTTAATTGCTACCGATGTGCCAGTAGCACTAAAAATTGCATCTAGGTCGTCTAAATCATTGTTTAACTTAGTT